ATATTGCTTCATGTCAACTCCAAGGGATACAAGTAATTTTCCTAATAACATTTTTCGTTTGCCTCTATTTTATCGTTTGTACTGCGTTTTTACCTACTTTGGGTATATAGTTACCCCTTTGCTTAGATAGTTAAGCACGGGGCAGGAAAAGGGGGTTACTTGGGGGCTTTTCTTCTCTTCATCTTTTGTTCTTTATTTTTTTCTGTTCTCCCTACACTTTGCAGGACTTTTTTCATTTGTTCTACTGTTTGCTTTTCCTCTTTATCCCAACTCAATTTAAAAGCGTCTTTCATTGTTTCAGGCATTGGTTTCAATCCTGGTGTTAACCTCATATGGTAAAAAACTCTTGCCCTTGTGGTTTCCCACATTGTTTGAACAACTATATCCAAACTTGCTGCCTGCCTTTCATTATAATCTTCCATTGCATAATGGAACTCCGCAGGACTTAAATCGTAAAACTCATCGGGTGTTACCCCCAAACATGAAAGGGCAACCCCTGCGAGCTTATTAAAGTTTATGGCTTCTCTTTTTCTTTTTCGGGTGGTATTACTGGTTCTGCCACTTGGGGGGTCATTCCCCCGTTCTGGAAAAAATCCGTTAAAGCCTCCATAAAACCTTTCAAACAATCATCCAAGATAAATTCCACTTCTGTTCTTTCAATAGTAAACTCCTTACCCTCTTTTTTATGCCCCAACTTTAGGGAATAAAATAAAATAGGTTCTAACATTTCCAAATCGCCTGAAAAAATATCCTCCATGCTTATTTCTTTTTTGGAACCTTTTTTAACTTCAATGGCTGTATGTTTTAAAGCATAATACCCCACTTTAATTGGTAACTCTTTTTCCTCGTATGTAATATGTAATACTGACATAATTTTATAAATTTATTTAATTAATAAATAAGTTGTTTAATTAAGATAGATTAAGTTCCGTTATTCCTGAAACTTTGATAGTTACGTTTGCCGTAATCTTATCATCCAAAGGAACCTCCAAAGGTAACCCAGTTACAAGCCCACTAAATTCAAATGTAGTGGCTGCCGAATCTGGTAATACTATTTGATACTGTTGAAGGTCATCATCTTCAAAGTCATCATTCATGATTTCATAGGCTGCGGCTGTAAAGTTCATATTTAAACTTACTTCCCCACCATCACGAAGGCTTCCGATAAATTCCCTATACCCACCTGTACTGTCAAAAGACGTTACGTCAATTGTTTCCCTGCTTTTACTTGGGCCTGAAATATTACTTACTTCTGCGAGGGCCACCCATGCTGAACCGCTATAACGATTAAACGCTGCTCCAATTCCACTTACTGCTGTACTTGCCATTTTTACTTTCTCCTATTTTTTAGTTATTAATTATTGTTTTTATAAAGATGGGTTTGCAGGGATAGCATTATCCCTTTTTGCCCGAAAATTCATTGTATATATTATTTCCCCTTTATTATCCTTTTCTGTACCCCCTGGGTCTGTGACTTTCATTGGCCCATTCATAAGTAATATGAATAAATACCAAGTGTCATTCCACAGTTGGTTTGTAAATAGGTGTAGGGCTTTTATTATTTTTTGATTGATTTCATTTACATCTAAGTAATTAACCCCCCTTACCATTATTTGTACACTATCCTCAAAGAGGCTTGTTTTGTCCAAGGTATTATCAGGGGCTGCTCCACCCGTTTCATAGATACATACGCTTATAATAGGTTCTGTGGGCATATTGTTTATATATAAACTTGTACCCAGTACCAATTCACTTATTTCAGTAGTTAGTATTTCTGCAATATCTTTTCCTATTGGGTTCATATTTTTGCGTGTTTTGCAATAGTGGCCAATATGGCTCCCCTATTCCTGTTTAAACTTTCCTCAAACCATTTTGCCCCTGAGCCTGGTCTGCTCCATTTAATTGTCTTGCCTGCCGTTTTTGGGCCATACCCCATTTCATGTACAGCCATAGCATAAAAAGCTGTGTAACCCATTATTAGGGTGGGTTGTCTTTGTTGCTGTACAAAGGTTTTGGCCTCCTCCGTGGTTTGGCTGTGTTCCGTAGTTAGTTTACCACTATCATCCCCACTAAAGCCCCTGCCACCTTTGTCCGTCATGGTTGCTGTGGTTATAAACAAGGAGTGTTGTAAATTCCTATCCTTTACAGGGGTTTTGGGATTGCCTTTATCAACATCACGTTTCACAATAATAGCGGCATCGATAAGGCCTGCAAAGGTTTTACCTCGCATTTTAATTACTTCCTTATTCATATTGGAAATAACCTTTTCTAAACCAGTTACCGTTACCATTGATGTTCCTGCCATTATAGTATTACCCCCTTTACAAATTTGGTGGTACTTTTAAACAATGGGGTGGTGCTTACCTTTTTAATAGGATATGCCTTTGCCACTAACATTGGATTTGCCTTTTCGGCTGTGGTTAACCCTGTAAGGCTTCCCAACCATAGCCAACTTCCCTCCACAAGGGTTTCATTGGTAAGTATTTGGGCTGAAGATATTAACTCCTCCCCTGTTCTACTTATATACTTTTCCGCAATATCATCCCAACGGCATAATATTTCCACGGGGGCATCATAGGTATAACCTCCCGTGCCATCATTAACAGGGTTGGCCCAATATACTGCCGTTTGCACGGACACTTTGTCTATAAATTCAAGTAATCCCATTTTATAATGCTTGTATTGATATTGGTTTGTTTCCGTCAGCTAAGGTGTCCAAAGTTCCCGTGCTGTCTAATTCTATGGCTGTTTGGCCGTACATGGTTTGTTTAAGCCCTTTGGCAAACTCCCCTACATATTCCACTTTGGCACTTCCCGCCTCCTCTTTACGGGCCACCCTCTCAAAGGTCATTGCAATCATGTGGGCTGCAATCCACCTTTCAATATCTTTTAAGGTATATGCATCCAAGGTGGTGCTGCCTAAGTGATTAGTGACAAATAGGTTTGCCGAAAGAATAAAGGCATCCACCTGCCCTGTTAGGATAGTGGTGGATATTATTAATCGTACATCTGCTTCAGTTGTTCTCATTATTTTCCTTTTTAATTGATTTCCATAATTTAGGCTCAATGAAAGCCCGTAACTTTTCCGTGTCACACTCTATGCCAAGCGTTTTTAAAATAGCTTCCATCTGTTGATAATTCCCCTCAACCATTTTCTGCGGCCAAACTTCATAAACTAATGCCCCTGAATTTTTCAATTCATTAATCATATAAGCATACTGGCTTTCCCACCATGCCCAGCCTTCTTTTATTGTTTCTACACGGGTTTTCAGCCTTACCTCTTCACTATTAAAAGCGTCCATGTAACCTGTTTGCATACAGGAGTTGATAATATCCTGGGTTTCCCTTCTAACCACAATCCATATTGCCCCAGGGTACACCATATCCAGTAAGGGATTAATCAAAAGTAAACGGCTGTCCTTATACATCCATTTCCCTGCTGCCATGTAATATCCCATTTTCTTTTTCCAGCGGGATCCCATTTCCTGGGTCACTGTGGAGGGGTGAAATATAGGTAAAGGGTATTGCCCCTCTTTATCAATCCCACAAATAGTTAGAAACGGCTTCATTACCTTTTCCCGAATATCAATATCCTCATACATCTTATCCACCCTGCCAGTTAAGACCCCCGCCTGGGATAAAACCCCTGCGATTATGCTTGTCCCACTCCTGGGGCAACCTGTTATGAAAATTGGCCTTTGGTTCATAGGGTGTTTATTTTATTTTTTAATATTGTTTTTTGCCATACGTAAAACATATCAGGGGATTTTTTATTATACAGCCAACCGCAGGCTTTACCTACTTTGTAATGGCTGCCATGGCTTTTAATTAATCCCATTTCCCATGCCTTTTCCCTACGCTTTAATTTTTCCTCCTGCACCTCTACTGGTTTACAACTTCCGTACTCAAAAATTACCCCAGTTTGTATAGGTTTTGGGTTTGGTATAATTATTCTGTCCGCTTCAATAGTCAACTCCCCAGAATATGCGCTGGATAACATCACTTTATTATTTACGTGTGCATACCTAAACGCCTTTTGAATAGGCAATGAAAATATATCTTCCTCTGTAGGTTTGAATGAATAGCATGTACTTTTTATTTGATTATACCCAACGGAGGATAACAGTTCTATACCTTCCCTAATAGTGGTAAGGTAAGAGTGGAATAAATCAGGGGCAAACCAAAGAAACCAATCAGGTTTTATTTTATGAATAGTTTTAATCATTTCCTCTTGTAACCAGGATAAATGAAATGCCCCTTGGGTGTTAAAACGGTGGGAGGGGATTTTCTGCTCTTGCAGCCATTCCCAGGTGCCGTCTGTACTACCATTATCTATTACGTATAACATATCACACCCCTGAGCCCTGTAATACTTGACAGCCTGCTCAATGTAGGGTAATTCATTATATACGAATGCTATGGCAAGGATTTTCATTTTAATAAAGTTTTAAGATAAAAACCGTTTTTTATTTCATGTACACAAGCCTCTTTCATAATATCTATCAGTTCCGTATCCACGGTTCCTATTTTTGTGGATTCTTGTAATATTGTAGATTCAATATCAGCAAGGGTTTTCCAAGGGATTGTATTTGGGGTGGTTAATACATTTGTAACCACGCGGATTCCTCGTAAACCCATCTCCAGTATAGAAGTTCCCCCTGCACAATATGTGGATAAGGCAAGCCCGATAAATGCCTGCTCATAATACTCTTCACATTTGCCTGCATACCATTCTTTTTGTTCAATAGTATAATCAGCCACAAGGATTTCAAAAGGGGTGTTCAGTTGCTTAATTATTTCAGCCCCATAATATGCTGCATTCTTTTTATGAATGTAGGTGTACACCTTTTCCCCCGGGGGCTGCGGGGTATTGTTACTTAAAAAGGCCAGGGGCTTTATTAATTCACTGGTAATATTAACATCCTTTAATACTGGTTGTATTTGTTCTTTTTCAGTAACGTGAATAATATTTGATTTTCTTAATGTAGGCAGCCATTCCCTTTTAATTCTTTTACTATCCAAACCGCACCAAATGATTACGGCAAGCCCTTTATGCCCCTGAATAATAGTAATATCCTCCTCTGTGTAGCATCCGTAGAATACCGCAGGGCTGTTCATATCTATATAAGGGCTTAATGAGAATAATCCCATAAAACCAAATGCCCCCAGGCCATTTGATTTTCTTCCCTGATGTATTATTATGTTTTCCATTACATTTTTTTTCTTAATTCATCAATATTAAACCCTTGAAAATCTGTAGGTAACAGAATACACAATATACCCATTCCATTAAGGGTTTCAATAATTTCAGTATCAAAACTGGTATGAATAATATTTGGCCGTTGTAAATATGGTAAATCTCTTCCTTGTATTTTTTCAAATGCTTTTCCCACCCAATGAACTACAAGAATACTGCGGTGACGGGTCACTATCTGAAAATCCTTTTGGTTGAAACATCCAAACATTACCAAAGGCTGTTTATTATCCTCATATACACGTAAGGCATATTTGGAAAGGTAAGGTTCTTCCCCTCCAGAATTGGTTGAAACAAACCCCTGAAGAATATTGCCTGGTTTACAGGGGGTGATTCTATCCTTGAAAAGGGAAACCCATTCCCCTTTTGAAAGTGGCGGCGGTGTGGTCTCTAATAAGGATTGCCGCATCATATTATAAAATGCGAAGGCTTCTGGGTCAAGGAATTGTTCTACCCATTCCATTTTTTGGCTGTCATAAGCCTTGTAATCCCTGTCATTATGCCCTCTTCCACCGCAGACCCCTATATGATGTTTTATTGAAATCGGGGGGTTTATAAAGTTAACCAGTGCCCCGCCTGGGTTTGCCTTCCAAAGGTAAACATCATAAAAAGCATTTCCCACTTCCCCCACCATGTACTTCGCCCCTTTGGCAATAGCTGTACAATGGGCTGATGAATGATGTTGGGGGGTCATCACAGAATAACCTAAACTTAAAAGGTGGTAATACCTTGTCGTATTACACCCTATGATAGAAGGGCATCCAGCATTTATCCAATTTTCTTCCATTTCCTGAAGATATGTGACTGGGTAAAAATCATCATCTTCAATAAACACCACTAAATCAGCACCTTTTTCAAAAGCCTCTTTAATCCCTTGTTGATACCTTTCCACTAAATCTATTTTGCCAGGAACGTTGTGATAATCAATAAACAAGGAAAAATTTGCTTTTCTGGTCTGTTTATTAAGCCTATTTTTACAGAATTCTATAAATAAGGCCCTTTCAGGGCTGTTACTGGGTGTTATGGTGGCTATAACATATTGACCACTCTTCTTACCCGTTCGTCCATGTACGGGGCTTATATGGGCTGGTAAAGTAAGTATTTCTGATAATGGCTTAACTGGAAACTCCTTTATCGTAGAAACAGGGCTACAATTAATTATTTCAATACCTAATTTATCGGCATCCTCTTTTATTTTTGGAAAACCCTTTTTATGTTTCGCATAAGGCATGGATGGTGGTGATTGGTATTCATTATGCCAGTGGCTTTCCCCTTCTACATTTACCATATCGAACCCAAGTAAAATGATAGTGGTTGCCCCTTGGTGGGCTGCGTAATCTATGGCAGCGGCACCCGAATTGTTATTCCAGCATAAGGTATTTTGATTTTCCGATAAACCTAATTTTTTTAACTTATCCTTTGGAAAATAGGTAATGTCGGAAATTCCTGCCTTAAAACAGGAGTTTGAACTTACATTTTCCGCTGAATGAGCCAATAGGTTTTCTTTATTATTTTTCCAAAACCCCTCATCCCCAAAGAAAATAGTCTTTAGCCACGGGGCCAAAACATAGGCCATATTCACAGCAATAACATTCTTATCCTTTAGGGGTTCCATATAAGGGGCAAGCAGGGTAAGGTTATTTGTTTCCCTCACCTTTGCCTGCACCTCTTGTGGTACTTGTAATGAAGCCATAAGTGATGGGCCACCACCTATGATATAAACTGTTTTAGTCTTCATCTTCTTCTGTTTGTTTGTAAAGTTGTTTAATAAGTTCGTCTGCATCCTTGACATAGATACCCCTGGGGTTCATCATAATACCATTTTCATCGAATACATCCCACCAAGTTTTACTAAGACCACGGGCCACCTTTGTGTATTCTTTGTCCTTGGCTGCTTCTCCTTTTAGTGGTGGTTTTACCCAAACGGTTCCGTCCTCGTTACATCTTTTTATTACATCCATTGCCCCTTTAGGGATTTCACTGGCATCTGCTTCAAATACTTCGTTTTCTTTGTAACGTACACCATTATGTTTGTAACTACCTAAGATTCGTTTCCAAAACATTTTTACTTCTTTATTATCTTTTTTTCTTTCCATGATTAAATTATGATTAAATTAAATTTGATATAAAACCTGAATGATTACAGGTTAAAAAGATTTTCAGTATTACGAAGCATGAACAATACCCGAATTACCTGACTGGTCTGCACGGATTTGAGGTACTTGTATGGTCATTACTTTGTACTTGGTAAGGAAGTTTCCTTCAACACTCCATTGTACATTCTGGATACCCATTCCACGTACTAAACGAACCACGTCAGAGGTCATTTGTACTAACAATACATTGGCTGCGGTCAAAGTATCAACTACCTTAACATCAGTGATACCACCAATTTTCAGGATGCGGTCACGAATAGTCTGTGTGCTTGTTCCTGAAGTATCATAATCCTTATCCATTACGGTTTCATAAGCAGTGGGGATATAAAGTTCCCAAGGGCCATAATGGAGGGCATCAATAGAAGCCTGCTTCATTGCCAATACCTTTGCAAGAATAACTGCACCTGTGGCCGTGCCCCAGTCAGTACCTAAAGCAACGATATTCCTTTGTGGTTGATTTAGGTAACTATATATAGTACCACCACCGAAAGCATATGTTTCATTTGTGAAAAGCATATCTTCTAACTTCTCTGAAACTTTTCTTGCTGCACGTTCTGCCATACCTACGTCCAAACCATTACCCATCTTACGAGAGGCAGAAAGTACACGGGCATTAATTTCATAATCCATGTGGATTATAGGGATAGGAAGGTAAGTGGTTCCAAATACCTGGCGGTCACCTTTTGAACGGCTTACCCCATCCATTGTCATTTCGGCACCAGTGGTGTCACTTGAATCGTGCATTTCAAGTACAGTTGTACCCATTGCATTACCAAGGTTATAGGTTAATCCTTTTGTTATCAAGGACTGAATACCGTTTAAACGGGTTTCACTAATTTTTAGTACAGCATCATCAAGTGTTTTCCACTCGTCCCTGCGAAGGGTTCCTGTGGCTGCATTGATTTGGATAGTTTGGTAAGATTTAGGGTCTTTGGCATTACCTGAACCACTATAAACACTTACAAAGGTATTACCGTTGTGTACAAATGGGCGGTAAAATCCCACATCCGTTTTTGCATCGGCCATGATTTGAGAAGCTACATCACCTTGGGCTTTTCCATTAGCAATTAAATCTACTTGAGCGTTTTCCATTATTTTATTCTCCTTTTTTATTGTTTTTTACTTTGGTTATTTATTTAACACGAACTCTGATTCTTGCGGCTGCACCCGAAGCATTAACGGCCTCAATTGCTTGGCAAATAATCTGTTCAGGATACTCATCACCCCCTGCTGTGGTAGGGTCTGGGGCTGCTTTAAGGCGTCCATCGCCATTACTAGCAAGGAAAGCACCTGCGGCTACACTTTGCCCTGTGGCTAAGATGCAATAGGCAATATCACCTCTACCTGGAACCCATACCTGCACTTGGGCTGCGGCATCGTAATCCGTACTAATTAAACCACCCTGAAGTTCGTCTTCAAGAGCAATCATAGGGAGTACATTACCATCCTGCGTGGAGTGGGCTTGTACTGTTGTGGCTGATGCCAATTCTACTACCATACCTGGGGTAATGGCTGCGGCAGCTACATATTCTTCTTGAATATCGCTGTACTTTTTTAATTTAATTGTGTTACTCATTTTTTATTTCTCCTTTTTTATTATTTTTTACTTGGGTTATTTCTTATCCTACTTTGTACGTTTCAGTCGGCAGCATAGGCTCAGGGGCTTTGGAAGTATTTACAATAACTTCGGGGATGACTTCACCTGCATTTAAACTGTAATCAACAATACCTGCGGCCTTTTCAGGGGCAACGGTTTTGGCAATTTTCCTTAACATACCACACTCCATCGCCTGAAGTTCTGCGGCTTCCCATTCCTTGGAATTGTTAGTGATAAGGGTAATGGTTTCGGTACGGGTTTTTTCCCTAAGTTCTAAACCTGCCGTTACATTGGCCTGAAGGGTAACGGGTAACAAAGCAATAATATCTTTCTGCTCCATATTGGCCATAAATGCCGTTACGGTTTCCGCAGTAAGTTCCTTTTCCTCTGCCTTTGTGGCTTCCTTATTTACCTGTACTTCTTTAGGGGTCATTTTATCAATGGCCTCTTGGGTTTGTTCTGCCAACCATTCACGGTCAGTTTCTACGAATGTGTTCAGTGAGTTGGCAATCAATGCCGTTACTGAGCATTCGGTACATTTTTCTGCTCTTTTCATTTTTGTTTTCTCCTTTGGTTTATTATTAGTTGTTATTTCAATATATTCAGTATTTTCCTTTACAGGAATGGCATCACCATTTAAGGTAATGGTATCATCCTGGGCCTTGGTGTACATTTGTTTGTACAGGGTGGGCATATTCCCTGGACGGTTCTTTGGGTTTTTACGATAAACAAATGAATCATCATAAACCTCCTGAAGGTAATAATAAGCCATATCCCCATCCCAACTATCAACCATTCGGCTCAGGTTACTTACTAAAGCCCGATACCCTATATTAGTGTTTAGTTCCATTAGGGTGGCTACCGAAAGGGCTTTCCTTTCGTCGATTTGTTTTTGTTCCATAATTATTATATTTGAATTGATTTGATTATTCTTAGCATTTACCCTAATCCCACAACCGTCATTCCAGCCACAAGCCCCATGTTCACCAGGAAGCAAGGCCAAATGGTCAGGGGTGTAATTTTGGGTAATCCCACTATAAACGGTACCATTGTAATCCCCTGCCTCATCACTTATGGCTGAAAATGCCCCAATGCTTACTTCCAAGGGGGTTCCTGCCATTATACTTGTGTGAGCCAAAGCACTTGCACCCATTAAGGTTAATTCATTTAATACTACTTCACCCCTTAACTTGTTTCCGTCCATTACCGTACCCCTTATGTAGCCAACGGGGTTTACCCCTGCACTGGCTGCACTTATAAAATTACCTTGGTCGTCTTTAGGATGGGAAATTGTTACGGGCATTCCGTTCCAAGCACTTGCACTGGCTGCCATGATTGCCTGGGTGTGTAATATAGGGCCTTTATTTCCTGCCCTTACGCCTTCGGTCATCATTACCACAGGAACAATGATATGTTTTATATTACCAATCATTTCCGTTACCACCTTATACTTTTTTAGGGCATTGGTGTTAAATTGTATGGTTTTGTTTACTTTGGTACTCATTATATGGTTTCTCCTTTGTTTTTGCTTGTTTTCCCGTGTTGTATGGGCTTATCTTTTGTTTTAGGTAACTTTATATAGGTTTAAGGTTTTTATGTTGTTTTGGGCTTCTTTTTAGGTAGTGGGGGTTGGTTTCTTTCTTACATACTTATTCCCTACATCGCTTTTTCTAGCAGGTAAAGCCAAGCATCTACAATTATGTACAACTATTCCTTTTGCCATATAACTTTCATCTTGCTCTACAGACAAATTGAATAATGTTCTTGGATGTGTTACTTTCCATTTTTTTATGCTTTCAATTTCTAAACTGGTAGTATTATATTCCCCCGTATGGTTTCCAACTACACGGGCCAACTCATTTTCAATTTCATCTAAACATTGATTTATTTTTGCCCCTGTATAGCGTAATACAAACCAACCCTCATTTTCAATATTCTTTTGACGTATTGCATCCTTTTCCTTATCCTTATGCCAGTACTCACCATCACACTCAATAACTATTTTTAAAGTGGGGATTGCAAAATCTGTATTATACCTTAAAATAGGATACTGAAATACATAATCAACTCCCATTTTATCTAACAATAAAGCCATACGGGTTTCAATATAAGTTTTACGCCCACTTTTCCTATGTTTAGCCATTCTTGCATTTATTCTCTTTTCTGGATAAAGCTCTAAAGTTTTTGCTAAAGTTATTTGCACCTTTTTACGGGTTTCCATATTATACATAGGATTGTTTTCCTTCATTCTTTTAGTAGATGCTTCCCTATGTTCTTTAGTGTTTGTTAAATGCCTGCCTGATTCCCTTACTGATTCTTGTTGTAATATCCACTTACCTTCTTTTACTAATTGGCGTGTTTTTTCATTTGCGGCCTTTGTCACAGTATCTTTATCCCTTAAACCAACTTTGTATTGGTGTAACATACTTGCAGAATTCTTTTTGCTTATATTCTTTCTATGTTCAGGATTACTCCATTGCTTATCTGTTATATCTAAAGAATTACAACGTTTACTACAATAAGTATTATAATAAGGAATTGGATTTCCACACCTTTTGCATTTATTTGCAAGTATAGTTATGTTTTCACCTATTATAAAATCCCCTGCTTCTTTCCAGCGGCCTATTGTACCCCCTGTATTACTTTTTAATACTTGATGATTAATTGTCATTGTTAGTGTTGTACCCCCTTTAAATGTAAACTTAACCACTTCAGGGGTTTGTTTTTTTGTTCTTGGTAAGGCATAAACCTTTTGAAATCTTTTTTTATGTGTTAAAACATAATCACCTATTTCAATATCCCTTATTTTTTTCCACCCATTTGTAGTATATATAGGAACTTGTCCATTTATAAAACAATTTGGATGTCTCGGAATCATTGGTTGTATGGCCTCCAATGTGTAAAACTTTCCTTGTAAGGGGGCGCACAAATTACAAACCCTACTATCCCCTGCCGTACTCCATTCCGCTTGTACCGTTACCCCTTCGGCTCCCCAATTCTTATATTCCTGTATAGTGGCCACATGGTGTGCCCTTATTATTTCCGTTCTGGCTAACATCTTGGCCCTACGTTCCGCAGGGATAAACCTTCCAAGGGTATCCGTAATACCTAAAGTTTTTCCACTGCCATCTATTACGGCTGTTAGTTTACGGCTAATTAGGTAAGGGCTGTCCCCATTCATAAGCCCCTCTGTTAGGACACGGCTTATTTGGTTGTTCATCGCATCCGTAATACCCTTTAGGTCATTAAATGTACGGGTGTATAAGGCCCCTAAACGGTCTACATGGAATGGGGATGATAGGCTTGCACCTATTCCACCCGTGGCATCAGCTAATTCGGCAGGTACTGCATATCCTGCTTTCTTTAGTTCGAGCCTTGCCCTTTGAACACCCCTTGTATATGAATCGGTAATATAAATATCTGTCCATGCCTTGTTTACGGCTGAACCACTTTGTTGGAAAAAGTCAATGTCCAATATATCTGCATCCACTTGGGCCTTTAGCCAATC